GTGCCGAGTATCGCGATAGCGATAGCGATAACGAATCTCATCGTTATTGCCTCCATGTCTAAACGTATACATCAATGTGTACCGCTTGACATAAACATAGGGAATACCGTAGCAGTATCACCATAACTAACACACATACTTACGAGGTGGGTGTAAATCGCGAGGTGGCACAACATACATGTACCAGCGGGGCGTGTATGTGCTCTGATCAAGAAAAGTGGAGGGGCCGAAGCCCCTCCGTTTAGTCCTCGTCCTCGTCGTCGATGACTTCACCGCCGGCCCAGTCAGGCAATGAATCGATGATTAACTGGTGTTTAATCACCAGTTCATCGTGCTTTTGCTTCAACAGTTCGTGTTCGTTGAACTGCGACCGTAGTACCTTTAGTTCATCGGTGCGCTTGTCAAGGATAAACGTCTGTCGCTCAATGAGTTCCTGTGCTACCTTTGCATGTAACTTGTAATCATTGAGTTCTTTCGTAAGTTCCGCTATCCGTCCACGATGAAGCGTGTCCATCTTCGACAGTGTGCCCACACACTCAGATGCAACGTTGTTGCTGGTGCGGTAGAACTCGATACGTTTGTTGTGCAATTCGACACGTGCACGGTATACGTCTAAGGCAATAATAGCCTCGTCGTAATGCCCTTGCTTTTCTTGCAGTCTGTACTGCAAGGAGCGAACTTCGATGAACGCGAGTCCACCGAGAATAGCGAACACTGCGCATAGCAGTGCAAGGATTATAACCATACGTTGTAGCCTCCTCTGACTACATCTATATAGGTAATACCGTAGCAGTATCACCATAACTAAACACACATACCTACGAGTTGCATGTAGTTCGCGACGTTGCTATACATGCTCGTACCAGCGGGGCGAGTGTGTGCTCTGACAAGGGATCGTCGCGCAGTCTAGCTGCGCTCCCCCTTTTGGTTTAGTACCAGCCGTTTTTATGGCCTGGTAAAGGTCGTGAGCCTTTCCAGTCATAATATGCATCTTCGCCGTGAACTCGAGTGTGTTCACCGTTGATTGTCACATCAACAAAAGCGTACACTCCATCACGACTATTCGTGATAGTTAGCATCACCGTCCGCTTTCCGTCAGGTGATGCAAAGTAATGTCCGGGCGTGCAAACGCCGGGTACCGGGTGGAAATCCCGGAAGTCGTCAAATGGTTTCATACATACCTCCAAAGTCAAACGGGGCGCTGTCACCGCCCCGAGCCTACGATTATTTACCGCACCGGCATTCAAACTGGCACGGCATCGGTTCGCGGAATGACGCGCATCCCGGACACGAGCAAGCCGACGTGTCGTGATTCTTGTCACGTCCGCATCCCTCGCATGGAATCACGCGGGTTTGCAACCATATGCGATGACGATACTGCATCGCCCATATTTGGTTGCGCACTAGATGGTATAAGTCATCTAGCGTGATGTCCGATGTAGCGGTGATTCCTTCGCAGGAATCAGGCTCAACGGCAACCGTGTTGCCGTCAAACCGTATCAACGTGTCGCACCCCATGATGCGAGATTCTAATGTATGCATGATGCATACCTCCACCGTCTAAACGTTACATCGATGTGCAACGCTTGACATAATTATAGGGAATATCGCACCGATGCCACCACAACTATAGACACATACCTACGAGTGGCATGTAAATCGAGTGGCCATATAACACATACCTGTACCTGCGGAGGGTGTGTGTGGTGCACTAAAAGGATCATCGCGCAGTCTAGCTGCGCTCCCCTATTGTGATTAGTCGATTAAGGCAGAAATGCCTATCGCACCAAGGAACACCGGTGCTATAACAGAATAGCCTGACCAGATGCAGATAACTGTTGCAACTAGCATGACGCATCCAAAGAGCCGTCGGCCAAAAGATTTTTGTTTTTGCATATTGTTTTTCCTTTCCATAAAGTGAGGGCGCTGTCACCGCCCTCTGGTTTACGATTAGTGCGTGAAGTATCCGCACTCATGACAGTCGCGACCGTCAAAGGTTCCGCGACCGCACTCGGGGCAACTTGGCGCTACCGCCTGTGCTGAGCGTCGTAGCGATTCCTTGAACACCACCATTGACACAGCCAAGCGAACTTGACGCGTTGTCCAATAGTTGCGGTACGCTGTTGAACCGTACCCTTCAACATAAAGGATAGCGAAGTCATGTGGTGGATATTGCACCACCTTGCAACGATGCCCGATACAGGCAAACTTTGTGATATGCACGATGCATACCTCCAACGTCTAAAGATTACATCACCGTGCAACCCTTGACATAATCATAGGGAATACACCACGCATACCACCATAACCACATACCTATACCTACGTGAGGGGTGTAGATCGTGAGGGTAAGACAATGCGCAGTACCTACGGATGGTGCGTATGCTTTTTATATATACCCCTCCCCCTCCAGCTATCCCTCCCCCTCCCCTCCCTCCCCACCCCCACATGGCAATCCCCCCTATACCTATATTTATATATATTGTCCCCCACCCCTACAGAAGATCATCTCCAACTACTCCTTCTCCCACCGTAGAAAATACCAACCCCACAATTAAGTTACGATACAATACCTACGTGCGTAGCGTCAAGGAGGTAATTAATGAGCGACAAAGGGTTACGTAGAGAGTATGATCAGATCTTGGCAGACATGCTTGTAATGCAGTATCGTGTGGAGGTTTTCCGCAGGAGGATGCAAATTGCTGAGTCTAGTTTTGGTATTGGTGTTCGTTTGCAGACGTCTGTTGAGGATGTGGTTAACGAGCTAGTGAAGATGAGTGACAATAAGTTTCTCCATGAAGAAGAGAAGAAAGCTTGGTGGATTAGATGACTGATACGTCGTTGATTATGACTGCTTTGATATTTGAAGAGAAAGCAGCTCATATAGATGTGTTGAATCGCAAGTGCCGTGAGTTGTTTGATGCTGATCCTGAGTTATTGTTGATACGTGTTTACCGTGATGGGCAGCACTTTGAAGACAATAACTTGCTTGGGTTGATCTATCGCCCAGGTCACTCTGAATATTATAGAGACTGTGGTGAGATTACTTGGAAATACCTACGTAAGTTGAACGAGTATGACGTGGCTGGTGAGCCAGATGGAGACGGTGTACGTATCCCATGAGCCTGATGAATGCTAAGACGGTTGGCTCTGTATGTGAGCGTGATCAACGTAAGCGTGACTATAAGCCTATGGTCAAACTGATTGATCAGATTGATCCAGCTGCGCAGGAAATGATCTGGGTTTGGTATCAAGAAGGTAAGACTCGGCGTCAGATGTCACAAATGTTGATTGACATGAACGTACCTGGCCCACCAATGACTGTGCCTTGGGGAGACAACGCTATTCGAGTTGTTGTGGAAAAATACAAAAAGTTAAACACAGAATCAGACACGTCTAATGTAAAATAAACACGCCACCAAGAGGTGAGCATCACAAAGAAAGCCCTGTTCTGGATTAGACAAAGACCACCCTTTGCGGTGGTTTTTGTTTGTATACTGTCATTGATTACTAATAGTGTGAGGTAACCAATGACAGTTATTGACTATTGCGTTGACACGGCTGACGTCTTGTTATGCTTAATGAGTGACCTCCATATTGGTGGTCTGCATATTGATTACGCTTTAATTGAAAAGGAGCTTGCGACTGCTAAGAAACGCGGAGCTAAGATCCTTATCAATGGGGATGTTTTTGACGCTATTATGCCCGGTGATCGTAAAAGATACCGGGCTAATAATTTGCATCCTCGCATGTTCTCTGCCGGAGATGACATGCTTGGTGAGAGCATTAGATGGGCCTACGAAATACTAGAGCCATACAAAGACGACATCATTATGATTGGCGACGGAAACCATGATGATAGCGTTGCCAGGTACCACCATATAGAGCCTGTTAAACAACTAGTCGTCATGCTAAATGGCGGAACTGGCAAAATTCAGTATGGTGGATATCACGGATTCATTCATATACAGATGCGACCATACGCAGAAGCAAGTCGTGTTGGGCATTATATTATCCATTACCATCACGGTTCAGGTGGTGCAGCTCCTGTAACCAAAGGTGCTATCACTTTCTCGCGAGCTGCTATGTGGATCGAAGGTGCTGATGCTATTTGGCGTGGGCATACTCACCACCGTCAAGCGGGACGTGACAGTAAGGTAGTTTTTCACAAGAGTGTGCTTAAGCCAGAGAATAGAGTACAAACCAGGGATGTTCTTACGTTAAGAACCGGATCGTATATGGATACTTATTCTGGGACAACGAGCGAAAATCTCATTAAACATGGACGTAAAGATTCTTACGCTGCCCTGTGGGATTCTCCCACTCTCCCTAAAGGTGGGCTTATGTTAAATTTACAAACATCAAAACCGGGTGCAGTACGAGGTAATGGTGCATGTGTAGTTGTAACAGATACGTTGGAGATTTAAAGAGGTAAACAATTGAACTGGTTACAAGCATTTATTGCAGGTGTGGCGACTACGTCGTTAGCGTTCTACATCTATGACTATATAGCTGGATACTTTGAGTACGGTAAATTTAAAAAGTGGTTAGTATCTATTGATGTAAATGTACACTCAATAGATGAAAGTGCTTTTGATGAGTACTACGCATTATGGGAATTAAGCAAATTACCAGGGGTAGAAGTATCTGGACTACCAGGCAGAGGTAACGACGATGTCATCAGCGAAGAAAACTGATCCGGGTAAATGGAAGTCCATCGTTGCTAGTGTAAAAGCTGGTACTAAAGGTGGAGATCCTGGTGAATGGTCTGCGCGTAAAGCGCAGCTGGCTACGCAAAAGTACAAAGGATCTGGTGGCGGATACGTTGGCCCTAAGCCTAGAGACAACAGTCTTTCTAAATGGACAGAACAAAAATGGAAGACTAGTGACGGTACACCAAGTGAAGGTAAGAAACGTTATCTTCCAGCTAAAGCTTGGAGTGGTTTATCTCCAGGAGAAAAAGCTGCTACAAACAAAGCAAAGGCTGCTGGTAACAAGGCTGGCAAACAGTTTGTTGCTCAGCCAAAATCAATAGCAGCTAAGACTGCAAAATACAGATAGGCATATGACACAAGTAATTACATACACACGCATGCGCGAGCGTTCAAGAGCGCAGAAGTTGGCTAGACAGACACATGGATCAGCTGGTTATGATCTCGCAAACGGAACTGCTGAACGCATTCCTATCCATCCAGGAAAGCATGCTATTGTTAGAACTGGCATTCGTATTGATATCCCCAGTGGTTATGAAGCACAGATCCGAAGTAGAAGCGGACTAGCTGCAAAGAATGGCGTGATGGTGTTAAATAGCCCAGGAACGATTGATTCTGACTATCAGGGGGAAGTGTGCGTTATCCTCTATAACGGCGGTGGTGACCTATTCTGGGTCGAACCAGGGGCACGGATTGCACAGATGGTGATCAATAAGCTGCCAGATGTAGAACTAACCGAGGTGGTGACAGGTGATTTATTCATGGAGGATACGGAGCGTGGAAACAAAGGATTCGGAAGCACAGGATCTTAATAGCCATTACAGTTGCGCTCGCGACATGCAGCCGGTTGATGTAGCTGATGCTTGGGGACTAGATCGATATGAGTTCAGTACACTCAAGTATCTTTATCGCAGGGGAAATAAGGACGGTAACACACGTCAATCCGACCTTCTAAAAGCTATCTGGTATTTGGTGTACGCTATATCTAAGAACAAAACCCTATGCGGTATGGTTGTGGAGCTAGTGAAACTGCATAACAAGTATAAGGATATTGACAATGACAAGAGCAAGCAAGAGGCCGATTGCGATCAAGGCGATCCAAAATTCCCGTTTGAACATTGGAGTAACTGAAGAAGGCGGAGAGAATCGTGGAAAATCAGTTGAATCTTATTTGGCTAGCTGTGTTCCAGCTCTCCCACCCGGCGCTCCCTGGTGTGTGGCTGTTGTTAGATTCAGACTCCGACAAGCAGCGCGAGATCTAGGGTTTACCTACGATGTGACTATGCCACGTACTGGATACACGCCAGACTACGTAGCTTGGGCATACCGTACTGGTAACTGGATAAGCGTATCTCAGGCAAAAGAAAACCCTGAACTTCTCCGCGAAGGAGATATTGTATGCTTTCACTTTCCGCAGATGGGGCGCCATGCACACATGGGTGTAATTGATAAGATTGGCGACTGGGGAGTGCATACAATAGAGGGCAACACAAGCCCAGAATTGGACGATTCTGAGTTTGTAGATCGTGATGGCGACGGATACTACCCGAAGGTCAGAAACTGGTCTGAATTAGGCCCTAAAGGTGGGTTTATAAAACTCGATTTCTAGGGTATATTTAGATCGTTCGAAAATAACTAACAACTAACCAAATGGAACCCCGGCACGGCACATGCTGGGGTTTTTGTTTGTGTATCGTGATAACATAAACGCACTAACTTATTAAGGAGGTGGCGATATATGAGTAATGGATACACACCACGTACGTTCTTGCATCACTTGCTTGACAAGCAACGTATGACTCAGAAGTATTTTGCCGAGCTGATGGGCGTTGATCGACCCAACGTTTCGATGTGGATGAGCGGTAAACGAATGCCGTACGAAGAGTCAATCAATAAGATGGCAGACATCTTGCAGGTTGATCGTAAGTGGCTTCATGGAAACTTGATTGGTATGCAACTTGTTCGTGCTCACGGATCAGAAGACAACATCTTGTTGAACTATGTGAAAGAGCATATTGAGAATGAAGTTACAGGACAGTGGTATGCAAAGCATGTAGGAGGTAAGGATGCTGAATAAGGTTATTTTGACGGGACGCTTGGTTGCAGATCCTGAAGTTATGAATACGCAAAGTGCGACTAGTGTTGTCAAGGTACGTATAGCAGTAGATCGTAAGGGCCGTGAGAAAGAGACGGACTTCTTTGACTGTGTGGCGTTTGGTAAGACTGGCGACTTTGTTGCTACTTACTTGAACAAGGGCCGGATGGTCGCAATCATGGGTAACCTCCGTGTACGCTCGTATGACGCCCAAGATGGATCCAAGCGGAAGGTCTGGGAGATCATTATTGATGAGGCGCACCCGCTTGATTCCAGGAAAACCGAGCAAGGCGAAGTATCCAAGCCAGCTCGAACGCCAGTCGCGACAGACGACATCGAGGATCCATTCGCATAATGTTCCGCAATATTACACGTGAAAAGATCATAGAGGTCTGTAACATTGTCGATCGCGACAACACGTTACTTGCTGATGGGCTTGATGCTGCGTTCATTGGTGTAACAGATGATGGTGTCGCCGTGTACAGTAAAGAACTGTGTATCCGTGCAATCATGGAACAAGATGGCTTATCTGATGAAGAAGCTATTGAGTTCCTAGAGTTCAACACATTCAATACTTACGTAGGCGAGATGACACCAATGTTCATCAACACTGGATGGGACTAGCAGTCCCAAGCTCGTAGTGACTTATTGATCCGGCTATTTGGATCGTTAGCTGTCTTGGATGAAGTGTTCTTTGCCTTCATCCCAGACATGCGAGCACAAAAAGACTTCCGTCTAGCTGCGTCTTTAGGTGTTTTAGGATCTGGGGCAGGTGGCTTAAGTTTAGCACCGGTAGTCTTTTTAAAATACGCACGACCCGCTGCGTTAAGACCACCTGCAGGATTTTGATGTTTTTTGGTAACGCCCATTATTTCATCTTCAACAAACTACGCATAGATGGCGCTGGCTTAGGCTTTGATTTTGACCTAGCACTTGCCTTAGATGCAGCTAGTTTTTTTGCTTCCATGCCAAGCTCTTGAAAACGCATTTCTGGATCTTTACTATTTGTATCAACCCTAGCTTTATTGCTATATGCTGCGCCTTCTAAACGATCTTTAAAACTGTTGCGGACTTCATATCGTCCACCCATTGATTTATCTTGTGGCATGTTGTCACTCCTTTGTGACATTGTACTACTATTTAATGATTCCGACTTTGCGCCCTTTAGCAACTGCCTGGTCACGTGCTTTTGCTCCACTACATCCAAGCTTCCAGTACATGCTGTCCATGTGGAACTGGACAGTCCTGTGGCTTATCCCAAGGCCTGTAGCAATTTGTTTGGCTGTCAACTTAGAAGACATAGACTTGAGAATCTCTAGTTCACGTGGACTTAACTCGTAGTCAAGTTGACTGTTAGATGCATTCTGAGATGTTGTATCTGCTGCTTCATCTTTTGATCGCCATTGATAGCCATCAAAAAACATACCATCGCGGTTTGGTTCTTCCATTCAACACCCTCCTATAGTACAATCGTGACAAGATTGTGACATTCAAGGCTAGTAGGTAAGTATAACATGGCTAATGAAAAGAAGATAACGACCAGGAAAGAAGCTCGCTTAGTTGACAAGAAATCCATGGCTACTGGCGAGGTGCGTACAACTAGTCCGACTAGTCGTCAAGTACAATCACGACTTCTTGGAGATGCCGGTAGAAAAGCTGGCCTTAGTAAAACGGAACTAAAAACTGCAAAGTCTAAGTTGCCACCTAGTACTGTAAAAGGTATTGAGTCAAAATCAAATGCAGTTGCGTCAAGAGCTGTAACGGCTAGAGATGCCAACAATGTCAATGTTGTAAAAAATAGATTATCTCAAAGGTCGATTCAGTCTAAAACAGAAGCAGCCATCAAACGTAGTCTTGATGCAGAGTTTGCAGCCAAAAAGGCATCTACAAGTAAAGTTAAAGTTGCTAGTAACGTTATTGCTAACACAGCAAAGTCAACTGGGAGTAAGATTGCAAGCGACGCAGGGCGTGTTATTGGCGGTAAGGCTTTAGGTGCAGCAGCTCTAGTAATGGACGAGCAACCAAGTTTTCAAGAGATGAAACGTACGAGAGCCGACATAGTACCTGCGTATAGGAATAGATCTACACCACCATCAGCAAATAGATGGGTAGTTGGTAAAGATGGTAACCTTCGATTTGTAGCAGGAAAGAAATGAAAACAAAAGCACATCCTGGATTTAAAGCAGTCCAATCTAAGATTGCTTCTAAGCAAGGGATATCCATGAAGAGTGCCGGAGCAATACTTGCTGCGTCATCTCGCAATTCATCACCAGCAGCAAAAAAGGCAAATCCACGCCTTAAGAAGGTCAAATAATGATCAATCAAATGAACAAGCACATGAATCATTTGAGCCTGAAAAAAAACCTTCTTGCTATAGAATCAATTGAGCATGGTCGCAAGATTACAAAAAAGAATTTGATGAATGCTGAGATGAAAGAACACGGACTGAAAAAGAAACCGACTATGTCTCAGTTGTTGGGAATGGAACGTAAAGAGCATCTTCGTAATGGGAAGATCGTAATTCAGAAGGAGTATTGATATGCCACAGGGAATGCCGTATCCAAAGGGTGAGATGTCCATGCATGGAGCTAAATCTATGCGTCAACTCATGGGGATGGAAAATAAAGAAGAGTCCAAAGCCAAGATGATGACAAAAGGCAAGAAAGCTGCTTCTGGCAAGAAGATGCCTATGGGGATGAAACGTGGAAAAAGCTGTTAAGCAGGTACCGACTAAGCAAGATATCAAAGTAGTTCTTCCCCCAAAAAGGATGCCTATGATGTCTCAGAAAGTCATTGGTAAGGCTAGGGCAATGACTGGTCAAGGCCGATCTATCAATAACATGATGAATCCGGCGACTCGTATGTCTCCTTATCGAAACGCGGAGTAGGTGAAGTATGCCCAAGGATAGTAAAGAGAAGTCACTCGTTCAACGGATTATCGACAACCCTGGCGTTAAGCTAGGTGTGTTGGGTGGTGCCACTGTCCTTGGGAACGAAATTCGTAAACAAGCGGTTGGTTCGCGTGTTATTCGAGAACAGAATCAAGCACGTAGATTGTTTGACCCAATGCCAAACAATCGAAAAAGTTTAAGTCCAGCATATGATCCAGTCACTGGTCGTAAAGAAGGTTTAACAAGTCCAGCTAGAGCTGCACGTACTCAACAACGATTAAAGGAAGACGTCGCTGGGCTTAAAGGTTTGAAACAACGTGCTCAGAAAGTACAAGCGGAGGATCTAGCTCGTCGTGAAAGTAAAGGCGCTTTTGACGCTCTAAAAGAATTTGGAAAACGACGGCCAAAACTACCTGCCGGTGTACAAAATGCAGTTACCAATTTAGGTCTTGGTAGTCGTGTTGCAGGTTCAAGTGCACCAGCACCTGAAGTTTCTAAAAACAAAGTAACACCGACCAGGGCGCAACAGCAAAAAGTTCGTCGCGAAGTAGGTGTTACACCAAAGACTAGGTATCAGGCAAATGCTTACGCTGCCAAATTGCAAAGCATGGCTAAAGATGACATCTTTGCGCGTGCAAATAAACCATTATTCAACTCGCCGTTTAGGAAGCCTGGTGATGCTATAAAGACACCATCTCTTGGCAAAAGGGCTTTGAATTTTGGTGTTGTTACCGCACTTACGGCATTAGCGCCAAAAGGTTTAGATATAGCAGGTGAATTGAATTCACAGCGTATTGAGCAAAACAAAACTGGCAAGAAGCCTGATGCTAAACCAGGCGCTGGAAACACTAATACGGCTGCTGTAGACGAACGAGCAATGCAAGCTGAATATTCAAGGATTGTAAGCGAAGCAAATAATCTTCTTGCGAAAGAAGGTTATACAACAGATGATGCTCGTAGTTACGTACTAGATCGCATGTCTAAGAAAGGCCCAGTATATAAGGCCTACGCGGAAAAGAACGTAAAGTTGATGAGATAAAATGGATCCAATTGACAAGCAGTTCTTAAAGATATTGTTATCGGGTCGTACAGGCCCGATGGTAAAAGGGCTTATCAAAATTAATCCATACATCGATGCAGCCATGATGGCCTATCCGTATGCCGAGCAAATGGCTCGTCAGAATATGATTGAACATGGGTTGCCAATGGTTCCTAGGCAAAGGGGTTTTGGGCAAACATTTCGAACCAATACTGATGGGTATGATCCACATTATTACAAACCTCAACTTGAAGAACGTAATGATGATGATTGGGATCAAGTACAACAGATTGCTAAAGATCGTTTAGCTGCATTGATGGAAGTAGCTAAAAAACGTCGAGCAGCTGGTGGCACTACGGCAGATGTTTCAAAAGACTTTGCGACTATTCGTAAATCAGGACAACTGTACAACCCAGGTGATTTCATTAGAGGTGCTGGACAGAGTACCCCTAAACGTGGTGCGTCCATTCCAAATACATTAAGATTGCCAAAAACCTAGTAAGTAAGTTGGTATTATGTTGGCATGGCTGAGATTGTTGAAATTGGCGATGACAGATATCGAGTTACCAATGGTAAGCAAGTAAAACTATGTCGAGGAATAAGTACCTATAATTCAGAAGAGGGTAGACCTTGTAATAGCATCGCCCTTTCTGGGCGAAACTACTGTAGATTTCATGGTGGCAAGACACTAATTGGCCCAGCTCATCCAAACTTTATTACTGGGTTGAACTCCGTAGGTTACAAGCGGTTTAGTAAAGTAGGTAAAGAACTACTTACTCAAATAGACGAATTACGTAACGACCCAGACCTATTTAGTTTGAAAGATGACGCAGCATTCATTACTGCGATCATGGACAAGCGTGCTGAAGCTGCTGGAGAAGGCGTAGGCATTGAGCAGTACAAGAAAGTACAAGCAGCCTACCAACTTGCTCATAGTAAATTAGGTTCATCTGACTTTATTGATGCCTTTGAACAGATTGGCGACGTATTAAACGAGACACTTGATCAATTTGCAGCCAGCAGAGATGTCATGGAATTAATTGATCGACGTGTCGAGATAGTTGAGGCTGAGCAACGCATGATGCATGCGAAGGCATATACCCTCGAGGTTGATCAAGCTTTTTCATTTGCTATGCAGTTACTTGAGATCGTCAAAGACAATGTACGTAATGGTGATGAGTTGATTGCTATTCGAACCGGCGTGCAAAAGATGTTGAAGTTGTACAAGGGTGATGACGCAGATGACATACAAGACGCGGAGATCATAAATGAATCAGCGTGATCATGACAAGCTCACACCTCGTCGATTTAAGCAATTTACAAGGCCAGACAAACCTTTATCGCATGCACTGCTTGAGGCGATGGATGCACGTTTAAAAGAAGTTATTGAAACAGGCGACTACAACTCGGGGAGGGCATATCAAATTAGCGGAGCTGAACTAGATTATAAAAAGTGGCTGCGTACATACGCTCCACATGCAGCGTCGTCAGACCTTGGTGCTCATCACGAGCGTGCGTGGGAGTGGGCAGAAGGCATAGTGCCTGGTACGCCTCCACGTGCCCTAATTGAGTGCTGGTTTCGTGGTGGTGGGAAAAGTACCACAATGGAACTTATAACGTCTAGAATCGCCGTTAAGGGTACAAGGCGGTTTCTTGTGTATGTATGTGCTACACAAGAAGCTGCTGATAGGCACGTGTCAGATATCGCAACCACTATGGAGCGATGTGGCATTGAAAGGGCTATGAACCGTTATGGCTTTTCTAAGGGATGGAATGCAAGCAAGCTTCGCACTGCTAATGGTTTTAACGTATTGGCTTTCGGTCTTGATACTGGCGCTCGTGGTGTTAAACTGGATCATCTTAGGCCTGACTTTATTATTCTCGACGATATTGACGAACTTGACGACTCAGTTAACAGGGTTGATAAAAAGATTGCTACGATAACACAAACTATTTTGCCAGCAAAGTCAAACGACTGCGCGATTGCGTTTGTTCAAAACAAGATCCACGCAAACTCTGTAATGGCTCAAGTTCTCAGTGGTGAGCTTGATATGTTGCAGAACAGAATCCAGTCACCTATTGTCCCTGCAATTATTGATTTGAGATATGAGCCAGTTGAAAAAGAAGATGGCCGTATGGGTTATAAGATTACAGGCGGTACACCTAGTTGGTCTCATAAAAACTTAGAGGTCTGCCAGCGTGAAATTGATGACTACGGACTTATCTCATTCCTTCGTGAGTGTCAGCATGACGTTGGCGTTGGTGGAAGATTCTTCCCAGAGTTTAAACAGCATGACGAAAAGGGTCAACCATGGCACGTAGTTGACACTATTGATGTCAAGCCGTGGTGGAGATTCTGGGCATCTCATGACTTTGGAACTAATAGTCCAGCTTCGTTTATGATTTACGCGAGTGATGATGTAGAAAATGTTTACGTTCTTGCAGAAATTTATAAAAATGGAATGGTCTCAAGTCAGCAAGCTGATGCTGCTCTCGAACTACTGGAGACAATGAAGTTAGCTGAACCAATACAATCAGATAAGCGACAGGAGACATGGCGTACTAAGCTTGAAGCAATTGCATTTGACTGGGGTAACACATTCCCGCCGGAAAACCCTGCACAACGTATTGGTGAGTATCCTGTTGAGATCTGGTGGAAAAAAGGCATGCCGGCAGTACGTGCCGTCAAAGATCGTAAAGCTGGTTGGAGACGAGTTAAAGAATGGCTGGCTTCGTCTCGTATGCACGAGGGTTCTGTTATTCCGAGATTGCGCATTCTTCGTAACGGATGTCCTAACCTTATTCGTGAACTAGAAGCAGCAATGGCTGACCCACGTGATCCAGAAGAACTTGACAATGGTACAAAAAGCGACCACGCACTCGACTCGTTTAGATATGGCGTTATGTGGCGCGAGTATCCAGCAAAGTGTGAAGAGGTAGTAGAAAAAATGAAGTACGCGCCTTCGTGGCTTCGTCCGCCTATTACGGATAACTTTTTATGATGACTGCTTTACTAGGTGCACTTTGTGTATTCAGTGCCATTATTGCGTACACCTGTGTTAGCGTATACTTGTTACTAAGACAACTTGTTGGCAATCCTTGGATGTTACGCACCATGAGCCAGGAAGATAGGTACCTTTGATGGCGATTCAAGACTTACTAGGACAACTGATGGGTGGCGCAAAGCAACCAAGAGTTATGGCTATGAATACGCCAGATAATAAGGGCACGCCTGGCAGTTTCGATATTGAAAGCCTACTCCTCAACGATCTAAAGAAACTAGGCATAGATCACGAGAAGCAGGATTGGAAAGTATCTCCTGACGAAGATAGTGACGAAGCCAAGGACATTACTAAATTTGTCAAAGAGCAGTTTGATGCGTCGTATCGCACTCGATACGAAATGGAACTTGAATGGATGCAAGCACTTGCCTTCTTCGAGGGACGCCAATGGTATCGAATAAATTCAGCTGCTAGGAATCTGGCGTCACTACAGGACGATAAAGAGCCAAATCGGTACATAACTATCAATAAGATGAGACCTTTGATTGATGGTGTCGTTGGTAAATTGACGCAGGTTGGGCCAGATGCACGAGCAGTTCCGTTGTCATTTAACGAACGAGACCAAGCAGCATCTGACGAAGCAAACTTTATTTGTGGGCACTTCACGCGAAAATTTAATCGTGAAACACAATTAAAAGAACGTGTTCGCTGGGCATGTGTGACTGGGACATCTTTTGTAAAAGTCTACTGGAACGCCAAGTCTGAACAAGTAATGCCGTATTTCGATATGAACGGCCAGATAACTGGTTATGACAAAGTGCCAATGGGTGATGTCGAAGAAGAAATCATTCCTTGTTTCAATATTTACATTGATCCTCATGCACAGACTGATCACCACATTAGGTGGATGATACATGCAAGTATTAAACCACTTGGTTGGTTTGTAGATAACTATGGTGAAGCTGGAAAGAAAGTCAAAGCTAATGCATTGACAGGTCAGTCGGCTGGATACGTTGATGCATACCTTGAAGGTGCTAATGGTGCTGGTCAAGCATGGACTCAACCAACGTCAGCTAGGCTAAATGCTGCAGATCATCGCCGTATGGCTGCCGTTGTTTATGAGTACTGGGAAAAACCAACATCCCAATATCCTAAAGGTCGTTACATCGTTACATCGGATGATCAGCTTCTTTATGCTGGTATATGGCCTTATGAAAAGCGTGATGAATTCCCATTTATCCCTCTTCGATGGCAGCCTAGATCCGGCACTCCATACGGGCACAGCTTAGGGTTTGACCTAACCCATCTCCAACTTACGTATAACCGAGTTTACTCACGTGCCGTTGAACAGATGGAAAAGAATAAAGATTACGTCGTTGTAGAACGACGTGCTCGTATTGGTGCAGATGCTTTTAATGTCACTGGTGATGATATCAATGACAAGAACCGTATTTATCGAAAGGTTTATCACGACACTGGTAGCCGTCCTCCTCAAATTATGCGTGCTCCTGGCATTAGCGCTGACCTTTTCCCATTCCTTCAAGTACTTGAAAAAGATATGGCAGACATTGCGGGTTTGCACGATGTTAGTCAAGGTATGGCACAAGCAGGAACGCCAGCTGAATCCGTAAGACTCCTACAACGTGCAGATAACACACAGCACTCATTTATCAGAGCTGATATTGAAATAAGTGCAGCCAAGATCAAAGAATGGGAGATTGCACTTGTAGAACAATTTGCTGCAGCTCCATTCATTGGTTCGGTTGATGATCAAATGAATCCAAGAGCTGCTGCTCAACAGGGTGTGATTACGTTTGATGCAATCCGTGATGGTGGTCAATATCGTGTTGTGTATGTTCCAGGAAGTACGCAAGAAGACAGCCCAGATCAAAAGATACAGAAGATTTCGATTCTACGGCAGATGGGATTGTTCGGTGATCCAGCAGATCCAGAAACAAACGCGCTGGTTGTACGTATGCTTCAGTTGCCAGAAACAGGCACTATTCTAGAGCACCTGGCTAATCAACAGGCAAAGCAACAAGAACAGCAGCAAATGATGATGGAGATGCAACAGCAGCAAATGGAAGCTCAACAAGCTCCTAAGCAACCTGCATTTGATCCTGAAGCTGAGCAGATGCGTTCTGAGATGAAGATTCGTGAGAACGATGCAAAAACAGAGGCTGCAAGTCGTGCTAAACAGGACGATTACGCAGCCCAAAAGATTGCGGATTTGAGACAGCAAATGCTGATGCAAGGTATTAATCCGCAACAAAATCAGCAAGCTCAACCACAGGCTTGATGTATATAAATTTTAATTATGTGGTAGATTGAGGATAACTAGATGTCTGACGAGATGGTGATGCCAACTCCCGATTCACCAGCGGGGGCGACGGACAGCGGGTTGCGCGAAGCATTTGCAAACTTCATTCAGGAAGACGCCGTTCCTGAATTGACAGCAGACAGGGCGTTAAATGCTGATACAAGTACGCAAGTTGCTGATAGTGATTCGTTATTGGAATCATTGCTTGGTGATTCACCAGGCGCTGTACCATACGAGCGCTTTCGCGAGGTCAATGAACGCGCCAAGCAAGCTGAACAGACAAGCGGAGAGCTGGAAGCATGGCGGGGTGTCATTGACGAGTTCAAGCACCTGGGATTTAACAGCGCTGCCGATATTCAACAAGCTTTACTTCAGCAACAGCAAGAAGCCGAAGAATCTGAAATTCGACAACGATATGAAAATCTGCAATCAGCCAATATCTTAGATCCCCAAAGTGCATATGCACAGCAGGAAGCTGAGTTAACTAGGTTAAAGTATGAACGACAACTCGGACAGATTCAGGAGTACATGGTTGCTCAAGAATTGAACGAAGCAATGTCCCAGTACAAGTTTGCATCCAGAGCGCCTGATCTTGTGACAAGTCTTGTTCAACAAGGTTTGTCTCCAACTGTAGCTGCGGAGTTTGTTCACAACCAAGTGAAAGCTCTTGCGCAACAACTAGTCCCAGAACTTACCGGACGGTTGCAAGCTCAGTCACCAACTCCTATGGGTGGTGGACAGTCTGCTGGCAGAGCACCACAGGCACCACGTCAAGGGTCGATGTCTACACTTTCGCAACTTCTCGGTATTACTCGTAATCCAAATAATTTGTAGGTGAAAAACAATGGCAGTAGATTTTAATGGTGCCCTTACACTTGCAGACTACGCTGCGATTTCTAACGACCCTCTTGTCAAAGAAATCACTAAGAGTCTGCATAAAACCTGGAATGCCGTCAAGGACATTCCTCTATCAACCAATCCATCCCTTCGTCAGACGGGTATGCGTTTCACGAACGAGAACATTCCACTTCCTAACTGGACTCCTCTCAACACTGAACCACAGACCTTTAAGACCAAGCCTAAGTCCTACGAAGAGCAGCTGTACATTCTGCGCAACAAGATCACGGTAGACCGCCGTATCCTTGAGCAGCCAAATGCTATTGTTGATCCAGTAGAATCCCAGATTCAGATGTTCCTCGAAGGCTTTGCCTACGACTTCAACGACAAGCTGATCAATAATGATCCGACGTCGTCTGTTGTTGGCAACTCCCCTGACTGTTTCCCTGGTCTTTCTTATCGTCTTCAAAATAACGCAGACTATGATATTCCATCTGAAATGATCGTTTCTTCGCAGGATATTTCGGCAACTAACCTGTTCCGTACATCCGCAAAGTCTGGATCCATTCCGTTTGGTGTACAGGCTGCAAACCGCCTTATCGCTGATCTTCAAACGTTGTTTGACAACATGAACAGCCCAGATGGTGATGGCGTCGTTTTGTACTGTTCTGAAGCTGCAAAGCGCCAGTTTGAAATGGCCATCCGCGTGATGGGTATTGGTGCTGGTTTTGATATCACTCAGGACAGCTACGATCGCCCAGTCGAAAAGTACAAGAACGCTACGGTTCGTACTGTTGGTCGTAAGTCAGATGGCGTTACCCCAGTCATCAGCAACGTTCAGACCCTTAGTGGTGCTAACCTTGATGCTAGTAAGGCTACTTCCATCTTCGCTGTACGTTACGGTACTGGTTATGTCACTGGTTGGCAGTCTGAGCCATTCAAGCCTAAAAACCTTGGTCTGAGTCAGGAAAACGGCTTTATGCACAACATCCTGTTCGACTGGGGCGTTGGCTTGTGGATTCCTCATACTCGCGCCATTGGTCGCCTGAATATCCAGGTCACAGATTAAGGAGTAAATTATGGCAAGAGATTTTAAACTATCGAACTTTACGTTCACATCTGTAACGGCTGCAGCTAACTTGTTGGCAGTGACGCCTACATCACCAACTGGAGATGTAGCAAACTCTGGAGCAACACTAGGCCTAGCAAATGGTGCAGCTGGTACATCCACTGGATCTGCATCTGACACAAAGAACGTCATGGGTTTCTTGCAGAGCAAGCAAGACAACTCGTCGTTTGCAAACTTCATTACTGGACAAGAAGTTACTGCAGTTACAAACCAACCAGCTATGATTGGTAATACGTCTTATGCAGAAATGTATATGTCGTTTAACATGTCGTGGAACTTGAACGCAACAGCTGCAAACAACCTTCTTGAAAACGGTGGTTACTTTGTAGTTGAAGGTGCATACGACAATGGCTTTGGTTCAGTGGACTCATCGTCCTATGCTCCAATTTCAGGGCCAGTACCACTTGTTGTTCCGTCTGGAAACCTTGCTGCTGTTGCAGTTGCAAGCAATGTCATGACTACTGTAAGTGCTCATAGCTTGAAGGTTGGTGATGTCGTAGTGTTCTACGTTGTATCTGGTTTCTCTACTGCACCTACAGCAAAACAACAGTACCAAGTACTTACAACACCTTCACCTACCCAGTTCTCAATTGCACCTACTGGTTCAACGACTGCTGTAACTTTGGCTGGTACTCCAACAGCTGGAATTGCTGTCTATCGTTGTATTGGTGCTGCACTTGGTGGCCATCGTGCTGCATGTCCAATTGTTCCAAGCCGAAGACCATACATGCGTCTTGCGCTTAAGTATGTAACGACAGCAACTACTGCTCCTGCAACTATTAGCGTGTCACGTGTTGGACTGACGCTTGGTCGTGATAACGGCAATAACTACTAGGTACCTACAATGACACGATCTGAGATCAAACGGCAAGTAAGGCTACTAGGGCAGCATTACTTTAATTCTGCTCTAGACCTTGACCCGTTTGGTCTCGATCTGTTAGTGAACGAGACGACCAATGACATAGCCAGGACAACTGACTGTTTCATTGGTCGTCGGTACTTAGACCTCGTAGCTAATACATCTGAGTACTGCGCCAGTGATCTCTACAGAGTAAAGAACATCTTTGTAAGTAACACACTTGGCGAATACACACGACTTATGTTGGTTGAGTGGTACGAAGGCGACAACGAACGATATCGTCGCGATGCCACAGCAACCTACCCAACTCATGCCATGGTCTTTGGTATGAACAGGATCAAGCTTTGGCCAACGCCAGGCACTGCTATAACTGATGGTGTGATGATTGAGGGATACGCAACTCCAGGCGACACATGGACGTACGATGTAAACGGTAGCCCATCAACCACACCAGCAGACCAGCAGGAATGTCCTTTGCCCTCTGTAGCTCATGACGCCGTCGTATACGGGGTTTTGTACAAGAAGGCGATGCAACAGCGGGACATGGAAATGATGCCCTACTACAGGGACGAATACGAACGTCGCGTTGGTATGGTTGAAAGCTTTGCAAGTACATTCGCACGAAGGGCAACGTAATGGCACTTTCAATTAATACTCTTCGTCAAGAAACGTACAAGATCCTTAACGAAGCAAATAACAGTACAGTTGGACAGTTGCCTGACGGTGTTGGTGGAGACACTTCAACCAGTGACGTAAACGTCAAGCAATTTCTACTTGAGGGTATAGCTGACCTCTGTCGCAGCTGTGTTTACAATGAAGTAAGCGCTACGTACACGCTGACGAATGGAACCTCTAAAGTAGCGTTGGTTAGTCCAGCTACGATCACTCCAACCTCTTCCGAGTTGTGGTTTCCTACAGATGTCTTTATAGGCTCCACAAGGCTCACACACGCGAACGAACAGTCAATCAGGGCTAATGACCTGTCGTACAGGACAACCGTCGCTACAACGGCAGCAGCCATTCTGTACTGGTACAGGACTGACAATTATCAGTTGAAGGCGTACCCAGGCAATAACACTGGTAGTTCACAGACGCTGACTGTTTATGGCGCTGGAATCCCAGCACCACCAAGTTCAGACGCTGCTAATGAGATATCGTTCCTGCCGGACGATTTGTTACGGCAAGTTGTTCCGCAATACGCAGCAATAAAACTTATTATGAAAAACGTTGACGACCAGTCAATGGCTGATCGTATGATGTGGCGTAACTGGTACGACGAA